CAGAGTTTAAACGCTTATCGAATGGCATCCAGTTGAGCTTGTTGAGTAGTCTTGTTGATAGTACTCTTCCAATACCTATGGGCTCATATGATCTTGGGCCTTTACCATATCCAAACCAATTCACAGTCCTGATATGTTTCTCTCCTATATCTGTGAAGTGACATCCTAACTTGCCAAGCATATCATACTCTGGCAGCATACTCTCAGCCTCTGTGATATAGTTATCAGATATCCAGTCTGAGGATCCTACAAATATCACTCCTGTGGGCTCATACTTGCGAGCAGCCATAAACCCTGCATTCCACTTAGCACCTAGAGGATCATTGTTTGCTGTGATCCATTCGGCACCTAGTGACAGAGCAAGCTCTTTATCCTGGTGATCATGGCCCATGCATATTACTTTAACTCCTGCATTCTGTAGTCTTGTTACTGTATGCTTTAGCAATGGTCTACGGCCATTCACAGGAATAGGAGCTACTATCATGACTCTAGTGCTTTAATTAGATCTATTTTCTTTGGAGCTTGTCCCATGTCAAGACCTCTCTCTTGTGCTAGGGCTTTCAGCTCATTGTATTTCATTGTCTGGTAGTTGTACTGCTTGACTCCTATGAACTGTATCTTTGCAGGCTTTACCTCTTCATTCTTCTCCTCCTGGATCCATCTGAGTAGATCATTCATGGCATTGCGTATACATGTACCACATCCTTTATTTAATGTGGCATCTCTGTGTATCTTATACCATATTGCCAGATCTTCTTTCAAAGTCTGATTAAGAGCAAAGGATCTGCTCTTCTGATAGCGTAGTGCTTGATGTCTTAATTCTTCAGATATCATCTCTTTAGTATGTTTTTTAGTTTCTTTTCTAAGCTAGTACCTGAGATCTTTCTGCGCAATGTTCTGCTAGTGCTGAGCTCTTGTATTAGTACAGCTCCAATCATGGCAAAGTACATGTCTTTGTCACTCATGATACGCTCTTCTTGTTTTATCTCTTGCTCTCCCATATCAATAGTATATCAGAAAATAGATAACTGATCAGAGCTATTCCAATCAGTTCATAGTCAACAAATGCCATGATTAGTACGCAGTTCCAAAAGGATAGACAGCTCTGGCAGTTGAATGGTTTAATATCCGGAAGACTAAAAGTCTGGACTGCCCTGGCAAACCCAATGGACATCAGGATGATTATTAGATAAGTCATATTTGAATTGTTTAATTGCTGAATGTATTACTCTGAGAGATAGTCCAGTCTGAGATCTTATATCTCTGTAGGTCATGCCATACAGATGCATCCTGGTTACCTCTTTGATGAAGAGCTCCTGGTCATCTGTAGACTCTCTCTCCATGTACTCTCTTAGATACTCTTGGTATTCTCCCTCTTCATTTTCATCATCACTTTGCAGTGGTATGTCGTAGTCCAAGGATACCATGTGGGCCATTGTGTTGAATTGCTTGTTCCAATCACTACCAGGCCATTTCCACTGATTGAATGCGAATCTTGCGAAGGTCCTAGGTAGATCCTCCTCTGGGATGTTGCGATCATGCAGCAGTAGGTAGATATGGCCGACAAGGTCCTTGTGTAGGTCAGAGCCTCCAGTGATCTTCTTTGCGATTTTGTATGCTTCATGCTCCCAGAACATTGGTGCAGTAGTGCCAGGCTTGATTGATGAATGATTCAGATACCTGGTTACCCTTGAGGAATCTGTAGAGCTGATGGTAAGGAAGTCCAGAGTCTTCACTGAGATGTCGTATCTTATAGCGAGCTGAGAGCCTCTGCTGTAGAGAGGCCCTCAGTTTATCACTTAATTCAGAATGGGAGATCATCATCTTCATCTGTTATTGGTTTGATATTAGGAGTATTTCCTGATTCTTCAGGCTTCACCCATGGCTCTTTGATAGCAGCACTAAAGTACTTGCCTGCTTGCTGTCCTTCCTTAACCCATAGTGATATCTCCCACATCTTACCTTCTACATTGATCTTGCCTCTGTAATCAGGCTGATTGTCTGCTGTCTTCTTGTCGTTCTTAAAAATAGATCCGCTGTTAATCTTTGTTTCCATACACTTTATTTATTACTATAATCCATAACTCTTCTACGAGATTCAATCTCTTGCATTTTGTCCTCAATTGCTTTAGCCACCTCCTGATACTGAGCATGACTCAAAGGTAACTCATTAAACGTAACGAATGAAATCTCCCAATAGTAATGATTGGTCATTCGCTCATATTTTTCCTTCTGTCTAGTCATGATTCACTTGTTTATCAGTTCGTTCATTACTTGAGCATAATACTCAGATGCATAACGGAGTTTTGTAAGCATATCAAGCTCAAGCTCAAGGTCTCTCTGGTATCTTACCACTGTGATTCTCTTTGCAGGATCAATGTGATCTACCCGGTGCAGTGATAGGTTATCCCATGGACTGAGTAGATTGAATTCATCCTTCGGATCCGTAGATACCATGCAATGAATCACCTCAAAGCTATCTCTGTCATAGAGATGCATATATCCTCTGCCTTGCCATTCATAAGCTGAGTCTTCAGCATCTTCCTTGGTAGCAGGGAAAGTCTCCATGGACCATGATGTCTTCACATCAATAATCAAATCATCAAGGAGTATATCGCACTCTCCTGACATCAGATCTGTCTCTACTCTTCCAGTATGTTTCTTGTAGTCTGTGAATCTGACAGCATTGATCAGATTGATAGAGTCCTGCTCCTGGATCAGACCTTTGCTTATGTACTTATTATTGAGCTCAATATCGTATCCATAAAAGTGCTGTTTAGCTAGGCTTTTGATATAGCTCTTTGCAGTCTCAGATAGTTCCTCACTCTTTGACCTTGGCTTTGTCATGAGCTTACCGATTGATGAAGGTCTCCATTTCATATCTGTTGACTTTGTTCGTTAGTCAATGTGTAATTATCAAGGAGTGCCTCTTTGGTATATCTACCTTCAGCTATTGCATCAAGAGCCTTCTTGAAACCAGTCTCTGAGATTGCAGGCTTCTTCTGTGGCATTGTCTTAGCTGCTTCAGCTCCATCATCATCTGTTGCTGCCAATGTGAGCAGACTGACCAATGAGTACCTTCGATAGTAAGAGATGGCAGATCCAAGCTGCTGAGGATTGGTGAGTGCAGGCAGTCTCATGAATGATTCTATCTTCTCTCCAGAGTCTACATCAATAATCTGAGTTATCACTACATCATCATTCACTGGCTGTAAGATCATAAGACCATTATCCAGGAGGATCTGTTCACATGCATCAAGCACTGCATTGAGATCCGCGTAGGATTGCTTAAAATGTGGATTCTTTGCGTTCTTGTGAACTTTGCCGATCTGCTGCTTTGCAGACCATAGCTTTCGGTACATAGGCACCGGAGATGATAGCTCATCTGTTTTCTTTGTTGTTGCCATTTTTATTATAGTTAAAATTTATACAAATGTAATTTATTTTTCCATATACGAATCATACCATTCAATGAATTGATCAAAATCTTTAGCGATGATATACGTACCTCCTGCATTCTCCACTGTCTCCTGATAAGCTTTCTGCAATTGTGACTGAGAATCTCTTCCAATCTTTACCTCAATCTTTACAGATCTTCCTTTGATAGTTGCTGATATATCCGCTGATCCTGGTGTACTCCCTGATCTTGTCCAGGAGCCTTTTCCAATTGTCCTGGTGACTCCATCCATGTTAGTGTATTTTTTAGCAGCTCTATAGGTCCCCATAGTATTGATTCGCTCTGCCTGGTATCCTGACATCTGAATAAATGATACTATCATCTTGGTGAGTCCATTGGCTGTCTTATCTGACCATGCAGTCTTAGCTAAGCAATGCTCTGGAACTAGTGGATGCTTAGCTTTGAGATGATCCCATTCCAATGCTTGGATGCGCTGTTTATTTTCCTTCTTCATACAAATATTCAAAGTATTGCTGTTGCTTTTGATTGATTGGTTTGCTCTCTAGGCTGTCTGTGTTTACAAATGTATATTTTCGTTTATAACTTTTTGACATTTGTGTATTAGGCTGTTTAAGCATGAGCAATGATATCAATATCAAGTATACTGAAATCATTAGGATAGTGATCTGTTTCATCTTATTCTGATTTAAAGGTTTCAATCCAATATTCAAATAGTCTCTCATCTTTTGTGTGACCTTGCGAATGAGCATAGTATCCAGCTTGCATAAAATATTTCATCTGCTCCTTCTCCATTCTTTCAGCCTCTCTGAATAATTCAGTTATAGCATCTGTTGGTATGGCCTCTTTTCTATATTGTTCATAGAGCCATTGTATTGCTGTTTTATTTACCATCTCCTTCCAATTTAGTTACCCATCTGTGTATTGTCTTACGACTCACCTCCAGTATCTCTGATGCTGTAGTCTTACTGATCTGAGGATTCATCTTGTACATTGCTTTGAATTGTTCAAATGGATCCATTGATCCAGTGCTCTTAGAGATCATACGCATTTCATTCTTCTCCTTGACATCCATCTTGACAAGCTTACTCATATTGATAAAGTATTGACTTAATCTCTCAGCTCTGAGTAGTGATTCTTTCTTGATAGTTGCAAAGGTATAACTGTCATCCTCTGAGGACCAAATGAACTGCATTATCAATGCGAATCTAGGTATGTAACTCTTCTGCTTTGGCAGCATTGATTTCATGTACTCATTCTCTTCATCTGAGTTCTGTATGTCAGTAATCTTATCATGAATACGAATCCATTCTTTCTGAGCTTCACTGTCAAACTTAGCCACAATACTGTCAATCTCTCCTTTGTCATTATACCTTAACAGTTTCTTATTTACTACATCACGCAGACTAAGAACATAAGATCTATACCACTCAATGACATCCTCATCCATGTGACTATCGTTGTATCTATTTACTATGAGCTCTGGATAGCTTATGAGTATTCTATCAACGAATCCGTTCTCTTTATTACTCCCAGTGGTAAAGTCTTCAAATACTCCAGGCTGAATACCACCAAGGACCGGAAGGAATGGTTTATCTACGAATGCAGACTTGGATGTTTTTCTGTTGAGTGAGATGCTTGTTCCTGACCATGTGGACAGCCAGAACTCCAGATCAGATCCTTGTCTGTACTTGTTCATGTCCTTAAACCATCCTGCGAGCTCATCCTTGAATACACCTACTGCATTAGGATTCTGCTCATGTAGATCTACCAATGCCTCCAGAGTAATATCATTGACCAGGAACTGTCTTGATAAAGGCTTTTGAATCTCTTCAGCATATTGTTTCTCTTTCTTATCCAAAGCTTCATACTCTCTCCATTTAGCATATTGCTTTGCATAGTCCTTCTGCTCCTTGACATTTGCCTCACGCAGTGGATATATCACTTGGTTAATACTAGGAGTTTTTCCTATACCAGGCTTACCTACTATTGCGAGCCACAGAGTTGCTATCTCCTGCCATCCTGACTTTACCTCAATCTTGATAGAGTTACCAATGATTAGAGAAATCATCCAAAGGAATGAGCTGCCCATAAAGTCAACAGATAAACCAAGAGTCTGATCTGATAGGAGCATGTACTTCTGAATGTTATCAGGAAAGACATCTATTGGAAACTGTATTCTTTCAATTACATCCTTAGCTATTGGCTCCTTAAACTTAACCTCAGGTACTTGCCTGGTACCATAACCTTGCTTATACAGATCAGATGCAGCTCTGTTAAAATCTCCATTGTGATTCTTATAGGCATAGATAGCGAATGGACTAAGCAGCTGCTCATTAGGATAGATGGTGCCAGTGCTAAAAAGATACATACATCCCGAATCTTTGTAAACATATCCGGAATGAGGAGATGTGGCTCCATGTCTTTTGATGATATAGCTTTGAGTTGTATTCCTAACTATTACGAAATCATCTTGAATGAGATCCATTGCAGTATGTCTGCTGTTGTAATCAGCCCATGGAGTAATCTTCTCACCTTTGTACTCTGATTTCTTTGGCTCATCTGGAGCTATCTCATTAACATAGTTGAATGTTCTACTTATGGACCATATGATCTCTCTCTCACGTTCAGTGATATAATCAATCTGATGGTATTGCCTATTTGTGATGAAAGATTCATATAGTACCACCATACCTCCCACTCCTCTGCTTTCAATGATAGCCTCTTTTTGATCCTTAAGACATGCTATTTTAGTATTTCCTGATGGCTGCTCACATTTGTACAGAATGTGATATCCTGCATTCCTGGTCTTAGCTATCACTACCTTATCCTCAAAGTCCTCAATATTGTCCTTGATGAATGATAGGTATTCTTGCCACCATTTTTTTTGTTGTTGTAGACCTACTATAACCTTGAGATCTATATCAATTACCTCTACATCATTGTATCCGGTAACTAGTCCAAAGAGAGGACTATTCAAAGACTCTACATCATCAGGAGATCTATTACTTGTCTGGTATTGTTTCCAAGATCCTATTGGTCTCTTGTCTTGGTCTACAGGAATTATGGAATAACCCTGTCCTGCCAATTTTCTTAAATAGCTTTTATTTATCATAGTGATTGCAAATATATAAATTATTTCATCTGTGTCACATGTGGGACATATGTTCCACCAAATGTCCCACTAAATGTCCCACATTTTTATTGATTATCAATTAGTTAAGAGCAAATGTCCCAATGTCCCACTATTTTTAAAAATTATTTTTTTTTTTGGTTTTAATTTTTCCAATTATTCTAAAAGCAGTGTGACATGTGGGACATGTCCCACTTTCTAAATATAGAACTCAACCCATCCTTGTATCTGATTTACAAATGAATACGGCTTATATATCCTAAGCTTGTGACTCACTCGCTCAATGGGACAATCAAATTCATTACGGAGCATTGCGATGTCCTTCTCAATTATTGACTTGCTCCATTCCTTATCCATGATGTAGGAAATTTTGTCTCTAAGCTGATAGATATTGTACTCTCTTTTTTGCAGCATGTAGACAATAATGCTCATGCGCCTGATTTTATCTCTCATATTGTACTTTGGCATTAAGTTAAAATTTGCGATTATAGGAGGTTTTTAAACTCTTCCCTAGTCATAACATCATTAAGCTTGCGAAATGCGCTCACATCGACTGCTACAAAGCGAATTGATATATCCACTCTATGACCATAAACTCCATTTACATGAACGTAGATGTTTTGATCTGCAATGTCATCAATGCTGCTGCCATAAATATCAAGGTAGATATCATTGATTGCTTTCAAGTATTCGGGATCCTGGGACTCCATCCAATGCTTGTGCTGTCGTATTCCATAGAGCACAGTGCAGTGTGATATCTTTAGGATCCTTCCAGTCTCAGAGAGATTGAAATATCTGTTCAGTTGATACATCATGAATTGTCTTTGATATACAGTTTCACGCTTTCTACTCCTAACTGTAAGATCGTACTTATTTACCAGTTCAATCAGTTGATCTTTGTTCATAGATTTAAATTTTTAAGTATTTTGTAAAGTACATTTACTACTATTGAATTTCCAGCTTGTTTGTATGCTTGTGAGTCTGATACAGGCCAAGTAAACGTATCAGGAAAATCCATTAAGCGAAAACATTCTCGCGGTGTTAATCGTCTTATTCTTGTGTTTTGAATTGTTGCTTGATTACAAGCTGTGTCTAAAGTTTGTGCTAATCCTTTACCAACTCTACCTCTTCGTGTTTCGCTATTCGGTACACTAAAATTTATTGAATCACCTTCTGTTGCATCTTCATAGCCTTTTGATGTGGCTGATTTTACTTTAAGTAATTTCATTCCTCCGTGTTCATTTCCATCTCCACGAGCTAATAAACAACTTGCAACTTCATTTCCTTCGTACATATTGTCTCTTAACGGATTCTGTCTTGAGTTCCAATTAGATATTAATTCTATTTTATCCTCACTCAAAAAATATTTATCATCTACATCACTTTCAAGTACGTCTTTCAATCGTTTATTTAAATGCTCTTCTTTTGGAAATTGAAAAATATTGTCTTGATCATCCCGAATTCCAATTAAAAAAACACGTTCACGATTTTGTGGAACTCCGTGATGCTTTGCGTTCAATACTTTCCAATAGATATGATACGGAACTGAATCTTCATATGGAAATATTACTGGAACTCCATTGACTGATTTTCCTCCCAACATATTCACCCATTCTTGAAACGTTTTACCATTGTCATCAGAAAGCAATCCTTTGACATTCTCAAAAATGAAAAAACGTGGTTTGTTTACTTGGATGAATTCGTGAGAATTAAAAAACAAAATCCCTCTTTTATCGTCTTTTCCTAATCTCTTCCCGGCTAAACTAAATGCCTGACAAGGTGGCGATGTCATAT